TAATAGGAGTGTCGATGACTGAATACCCGAACTGGTTTGACTCGGTAGCACGAGCAAACTTTACAGAATTGCTGTTACCAGAAGCGGGCCGCGATAACTACCAAGCATTGCAGATTGGCGCATTTGTAGGGCACGCGAGCGATTGGCTGCTACGGTATGTGCTAACAGGTAACAAAGTAATGCTGTATGACGTAGACACGTGGCAGGGCAGCGACGAAGCAGAGCACGAGCTGTTTGACTGGGTAGATGTTTTTGACACATATCTAGACAGGATCGGGCTGCGGGCATACATGAAGTGCCGATATTTCCGTATGACGTCAAATAGGTTCTTCGATAGCTACGCGAACATGCTAGATCGCAATCAGTTCGACTTTATCTACATTGATGGCGATCATACGGCAGATCAAGTATGGAAAGACGGCGCAAAGGGCTGGAAGTATCTCAAGCAAGGCGGCATTATGGCATTTGATGACTACGAATGGGATGCAGGCAAGGGGCCGCAGTACAATCCAAAGCAGGGTATCGACACCTTCCTAGAGGTGCACGACGGCGAATACGAGCTGCTCGCAAAGAACTGGCAAGTATGGCTGCGTAAGCTCTAAAGCGTGGATAACGCGCAGAGCGAAATATCATCCAATTATGGCGTAAGTGCCATAGATTGCTAATGCTAAAACCAAGTCATATGAATCAAGAAAATACACCCCTAGCTTTTGAAGTTCCCGATGGTCGAGAGGCCACCGGCGGTTTAGATTTGACCGTAGCAGAACAGCATGAGCTAGGGGTAGCTTATTTTGCTATGGATAAATCGTGGATCAAGCTCTACCGCAAGATGCAGGATCATTGGGTCTATAAGAACCCAAACTATACCAACATTTGGCTAGCTATTCTATGGGGCACAAACTGGAAGCAATCAAAAGTTTTAGTGCATGGTAAACTGGTTATTGTTGAGCGCGGCGAGATACTCACAAGCATAAGAACACTAGCACAACAATCGCACACGAGCGAGAAAAGTGTACGCAACTTCCTAAAGCATGCTGAAGTTGACGCAATGATTTTGCCAAAAAAGGGCACAGCAACGACACACTTTATCGTTTTGAATTATAACGACTTACAAGAACAGCAATTGACAGAGGGGCACACGGAGGGCACACAGAGGGCACAGCAAGGGCACTATCATAAGAAGTTAAGAAGTAAAGAAGGTAAGAATATAGAACAAATAGATAGTGTGAGTATGCGCTCGCGCGCATTCACGCCACCAAGTTTCGAGGAGATGGCAGCATACTTGCAAGAGCTGGGCAGTACACACGATGAAGCGCAGAAGTGTTACGACCATTACACAGCAAACGGCTGGAAGGTTGGCAAGAACGCTATGAAGGACTGGAAAGCAACAGCGCGTAACTGGAATAGGAACTCAAACAACTTTAGGAACAGCAATGGCACACAAAAACGAACACTCGGCGATAGGCAAGTGGAGATTGATTACAAAAAGCTCGCTCAAGATGGGGTTGAATGGCTCCGAAAACGAGGCATCGAATCAGGCATTAGCTATCTGGGTACAGGAAATGGTTATGCACTTGGCGATGGGTCGCAAGATCAAGATTGATGACGTACGTCGTGAATACTTTACCTTGCAGCTAATAGCCGATGATTATCACCCCGACCAAGCCCAGCGAGCCCAAGAATGGATAATGAAGGGTGACTGGAAATTTAAAGGTATAGACCCAACGCTTGAACTCGCAGACTTCTATCCAACGCCAGAGCAATATGAGCAGACGCTTCGCAAAACAAATGATCGTGTAGATGGTAACAGGTACCAGCCGGCGCAGGAAACATGGCAAGAAAAGCAATGCGTAACACAAGAGCAGCTTGATGCTTTAGCTCCAATGATGTTAGCATTAGGTAAAAAGCTCGGCATTAAATGGGAAATTGAATGGGTTCAGAGAAATGCAGATGGCTTTAAGAGCGCATGAAAGCTGTATGCCTATGCAAAGTATCACATGGCGAATAAAAACGCGCCTACGGGGCTGCAAAGGGCCAGCAAACAACTATTAAGCATAGCTTAACAACTCAAATACTTACTTCAAGGAGAACAAATTGAAACCAAATACACAAAATCCAGCCGTACTCAACCTAATCGACCAGTTCTGCAAACTCTACAACTGCACATGGGAGCAGCTTGTAGCGCAATCACGCTTCCATTGGGTCGTAGAATGCCGTTACCTGCTCATGTACTTCCTGTTCACGAAGTACAGACTATCTAACTCATTGATAGCGCGGCTGTTTAACAAGCACCACTCGTCAGTTATCCACGCTCTGCGTAACATGCGCAATCAGATCGAGACAGATGCGAACTTCCGTGAATATGTGGAACGCATGGAAACGCTGCTAGATATTAACTTTACCGTGCAAGTGGAAGAGATAGAGTAGTTATTTGGCACATTTTGAAACTAGCGAAAGGCCCAAAATATGGCACGACCAAGAATAGAATTAGACGAAGACTTGATATATCAGATGGCAAAAGAGGGATGCTCGGTAGATGATATTGCTACCGAGTTTGCCTGCTCGGATCAAACCATCTACAACAAATACTACGAAGTTTGGAAAGCAGGGCAAGCAGCCGGACGACGTGCGCTCCATCGTAGGCAGTTTGAAAAAGCAATGGACGGCGATTCTGGAATGCTGCGCTGGTTAGGTGCTAACAGGTTAGGCCAGTCTGACAAGGTACACCAGACCAACGGCGTCCAAGAGATAGAAGTAGTAATCCGCAAACCCTTGAAAGCAGAAAATGGCGAAATTGGAGATAGCCGACCCGCTACCAGCCCAGATCGACTTCTGGAGCAATCCGGCGAGGCATAGGGGATTCGTAGGGGGGATTGGATCAGGTAAGACGCTTGCGGGCTGTGTGGAGGTTCTACGGCAACCTGCTGGCACGTATGGCACAATCCTAGCACCAACATACCCAATGCTACGCGATGCAACCCAGCTCACGTTCTTTGATCTATTCAGTCAGTACGTCGAAGAGCATAACAAGAGCGAAGGGGTAACGAAGCTCGTAAACGGTACTACGATCTTCTGGAGATCGGCAGACAAGCCCGATTCACTGCGCGGCCCTAACCTTAACTGGTTTTGGCTAGACGAGGCGGACTACATGGACGGCGCTACATGGGACGTTATGCTCGGCCGTATCCGCCGTGATCCTACGCGATGCTGGATAACCACATCGCCGAATGGAGATACCAATTGGGTATACGAGCGTATCTACCGAAAGGCCACCGCAGGCAATCCAGACTACTACGTGGTGACGGCGAAGACGCGGGATAACATCCACCTGCCTAGCGAGTACGTGCGTAACCTCGAAGAAACCTATACGAGCGAGTTCGCACGGCAGGAACTGGAGGGCGAGTTTATCGGGCCAATGGGGCGCATCATGCGGAAGGAGTGGCTGCAATACGCTCTGCTTCCAGAAGATGACATCACGTACGTGATCGGAGTAGACTTGGCGGTAGGTATGAAATCCAATGCAGACGATCGCGCTATCGTGGTTGTAGGCAAGCGAGGCACGACCTATTACGTCGCTGATGTGGTGTTTGGCAAGTGGTCATTTAACGAAACCAAAGACAAGATTAAGCAGACGGCCTACAACTGGAATGCGGTGCGCGTGTGCGTTGAGAACGTGGCATATCAAGAAGTAATGGTACAACAGCTCCGAGCCGAAACCATGCTGAACATTCAAGGCGTCAATCCACGGGGTCGCAACAAGCTCACCCGCTTCCTACCCATTGCAGGCAAGTATGAGCACGGCTACATTAAGCACGTTAATAACGTACCTTTGGAATTTACCGAACAGCTCCTTATGTTCGACGGCAAAGATGGGAAGCCCGACGATATGGTTGATGCTCTCATCTACGCAGTAAACGGACACGAATCAAACACTTACGTTTACGAGATATAGTGGCAATAGCCGATTACTTCCAAAAGCTTTTTGGTCGTAACAATCAAGCACTACCAAGCCCAAACGGCACGCAAGTCGGTGGGCGAATTGGCTATCCCTCAAAAGCTGGTTACCTTGCCAACGTCGAACATGGATTCAATCGCAATCCAGTCGTAGCTGCCTGCGTGGGTGTTTACGCATCCACGCTTAACGAGCCGCCATTGGCTGCGATGTACGATGATGGTACGATCAATCGCAACCATCCCGTCAGTCTGCTATTCCGCAAGCCCAATCCTCGGATGGGCCAAGCTGAATTCTGGCAGATCGTCTGGACATACCTAGCAATCGGCGGCAATGCTTACATCATGAAGGTACGCTCGGCAATGGGTAACATCGTTGAGCTTTATCCTTATTCGGATGCTCACGTAGCGCCTCTGCTTAACGATCTAGGGTGGGTTTACGCCTACCGCTACCAGTCAGGCAACATTACGCAGGACTGGCCCGCAGAAGATGTGATCCATATCCAGAACCCAGCATACCGCGATCCGGTCAATATGCATAAGGGCGTAAGCCCTATCAGCGTGGCATGGGATAAGATTAACACCTACAACGAGCTGCAAGCTACCATCTATTCGCTTGTGGCTTCTAATGCTATCCCAAGCGGTATCTTGTCAGCTCCGGGCGATGTTCCTATTTCGCAGGTCGAATCTTTGCGGGCGCAATTGCGTAAACGCAAGGATGCCAACGGCAAAGATCGTACAGATGCGATTGTGCTCGGAAACGGCATGAGCTATCAGCAGATGGGCCTAGATGCTCAGAAGCTGCAAGCGATTGAGACAACGCAGGAACTTGAGACGGCGATCTGCGGTGCATTTCGCATTCATCCAGCCGTTGTATTGACAAGCGCGGGCCTTGCACGCAGCACTTACAACAACCTTGCTAGTGCCTACCAAGAATATACTACTTTAACGCGCGTACCGTTCTGGAATGCGCTTGAAGAGCAGCTCGAATCGGGATTGCGTAAGGAATTCCCAGATGTTCAGCTTGCTTTTGATACTTCACAGGTGCAGGCACTACAACCAGACGCGGCAACGGTAGAAGCGCAGACATTGCAGCAGTTTACGGCAAACATCATTACGCTTAACGAGGCACGCGCAACGCTTAAGTACGAAGATGTAGAGAACGGCGATGTATTTGCTTACGAACAGCAGCCAGCAGGTGGCTTTGGTGCGTTTACTGCTCCAGAGCCAGAAGCAAAGCAATCGGTAGAAACCAACGCAGACCCAATTGAAAGCGTCGAAGGCCGCAAGGTAAAGTGGCACGAACCGGAAGCGGTCAAGTACTGGCAAGCGCAGGAAGATGTAGTTCTTAAGGCACTGACCGCTACGCAGAAGGATGTAGCGGACATGATGAAGCGCATAGAGCGCCTAGTCATGAAGCAAGTCAAGGCTAATCATTTTGTTGACGCCAACAAAATGGTAAAAGCCCCGCAGGATGCAATCAACATCGCAGAGCTAGTTAAGCAATTCATGGTAGCCAACCGCGAGACGCAGGACGTACTACGCACTCGCATTATCGAGCTAACACTTGAGAGCGTTGGTGGTGATCTAACGCAGGTGCAGAGCTTTACCGATCAAATCCGCGATGAGCAGATTCGCAAGATGACGCAGAACATGACGGAATCTGTAACCACTACGAAGCGCGATGTGGCAAAGGTACTCGAAGCTAATGCAGGGCAGCCGGTCGATGTAGTGCAGCAGGCACTAACAAAGAAGTTCACAGAGCTTACGACATCACGCGCAAATTTAATTGCTACCACAACGTGCAAAGCACAAGCAACAGTCGTACAACGCAAAACTGTACAGCGTATAAATCAGCGCGAGACTGACCCAAAGCGTAAGGTAGTGCAAGTATGGCTATCGCAGCGTGATGATCTAGTGAGAGAAACACACCAAGAGCTCGATGGTAAGTGGATTGAAGAGGGCGAAACATTCGATCAGTATGTAGATGGAGCAGGCGAAGGTCCGGGGCTTGGTGATATTAGCGAAGCCGCACGTTGCCGATGCACACTACGACCTGTTCGCAAATCAAGAATAACGGGCGACGTATAATGAAGTACAAGAACATACCAGTAGAATTTAAGGCGGGCGAAGAAGGCAGCGTCGAAGCGTTTGTAAGCGTTTTCGGCAATGTCGATTCGTACGGCGATCGTGTTATCTACGGCGCGTTTAAGGAAAGCATAGAATCCAAGCTGCCTAAGATGGTATGGCAGCACGATATGCAGCGACCGATTGGGAAGACGGTAATAGCAGAGGAGATACCAGCGGGTGACTCACGTCTGCCAGAGCGTCTACGCGATAACGGCGCGCTGTATGTAAAGGGCCTGTTCAACCTTAACACGACCGACGGCAAAGACGCATACGAGCATATCAAGTTTGGTAGCGTTGATGAGTACAGCTTTGGCTATGAAGAGGTAGAGACAACGCCGCTCGCGGATGGTACAAAAGAACTTAACAAACTAAACATTATCGAATGGTCACCGGTTACGGTAGGGGCAAACCCAATGACTATGACATCCAATGTAAAAGCTATGACACTCGAAGAAAAGCTCGATGTAGCGGCTACGCTCATCAAGCAATCAGAAGAGCACGCACTCGCATACGCGGATATGCGTAGTAAAGCGGGCCGTGTGCTCAACTCTCGAATCCGAGGCATGATTCTTTCTCTAGCCGATCAATTGAAAGATGTCTCAAAAAATCTGTATCAGCTTCATGCAGAGACAGACCCAATTCCAAAGGCAGACGATAAGGAGTTAAAGCGCAAGCAGCTCCTATCGCTTATGCAAACAATAAACACAATGGAGATAATCTAATGACGTGGGAAGAAATCCTCGCCGCTTTGGATGCTGTTCTCGCCGGTACGTTTGAGACACCGGAAGCAATGGCAGCCGAAGTAGCAACAATCCGCGAGCAGATCGCGGCGCTTCTAGCAGAAGCATCCGAAGAAACAGCCGAAGTTGAAGAAGTATCATCAGCAGTAGAAGGCGCAGCCAAGGCACAAGCCAAGCTCGCTCGTATCATGACAATCATCCAACAAAAGAAGGCGCTTAACGATATGAAGACAAAGAACGCTTCAGATCTTAACGCACTTAAGACAGCGGCCCCAGTACCTTCTGGATTCGTTGCAGAAGGCGCAAAGATCACAGGCCAGCATTACCGCGGCAAGGCATTCAAGCAGTTCGGCAGTGAAGCTGGAGCAGCGGCATACAAGGCAGGACGCCAGATCGCTGCTTACCTTGGCGATGCTAACTCGGCTCAATGGTGTAAGGATAACGGCGTACCAATGCAAAAGACAATGGCAACAACGAGCAACTCGCTCGGCGGTTTGACTGTTGTTGACGAACTGGATCAAGCTATCCTCTATTATCGCGAAGAGCGCGGCGTA